ATATTCCTCTTAATTAAGAAAGGGGAACTAAGCCCCTTTTGGTTAGTCTTTAGGTTGTTCTTTTGATTCTTCAGGTACTTTTTCAGTTTCTTCAGAATTACGAACTTTGTTAGTTAGCATTTGCAAGTCAACTTGTAGAGCCAGAATCTTAACAGCCTTTCGTAAGTCTTCTACTTCTTTCCGAAGTTTCAGCATTCTTGCATGATACACCATAGGATTATAAAAGAAGATACCGAAGGCAATGATTAAACCAACAATAACAAAGGCAATTTTCAAATCAAGCATTACGTTCATTTTGGATTCTTTCTTTAATGGATTTAGGTACTTTCAATAATGGATACCAGCCTACATGAAAGTCAGGTTGAAATGTACCAATAGAGGCTACATTGTATTTACTTAGGACTTGTATCTTAGTACCCATTGGTGGTGGATTAGTTACTGGGTCAAGCCAGTAAGTATCACTGCTTACTTGGTACTTCATTTGTAATCTCACGTTTCAAAGTTTCAATAAGAATCAAACAAGCATTCAAATGACGTTTTTCTTTATTTGAGATAAATTGAATAAGATGATGCAAGATAGCATACTGTTCAAACATAAAATCACATTCAAGCAGTTTATCTTGCAATGTAATACGCTCTTCACCCGAAATAACATCTTTTAATTCAATATTAGCAAGGTAGTCTTTGATATACCATGCTGCTTTATCAAGGTCTTCAATACCATTCTTATTAGTGTATCGCCATACATATTTAAAGGCATTACCTATGTTGAAAGGCATATGACGAGAGAACTCAATGCATTGGTGTTTCTTGGATTTGTAGTGGTTTGGTTCTACAGGGTCATTGGTTAGAGCTTTAGAACCATCATTAGTCAGGAATGGTTTGAGGTTTGGTTTGAAGTAGTGTTTACCTTTGATGACTTTACCATTGGCATCATACAAAGGCTTACCATCTTCAAATTTACTCCAGTTAGAGGCATTCACTTCTTTGATTGCACCTACAATATCAAAGCCCATAGAGTGAGCTACAGAGGTTGCAGTAACAATCTGGTCGCAGAGTGCATCTAACATTTGTACTTTGAAGTCTTCAGGTAAGGTAATTACATTACCGTCTGCATCTTGGTAGATGTTAGAACTTTGTTTGAAGTTGTCAGATACGTCTTGAACCAAGATAGTAGCAGCTTTATGTGAGCCAATAGCTTCCATAAATTCTGCTACCTCTTCCAAGTGAACACCAATCTGAGTAGCTTGGTCTTTTTCAGTTGGTTTAGGGAATGCTGTTTCCAGCCAACGTTTAATTTGAGTAATCATATTGATTCCTTATCTGATTGAAATGTCTTTGAGGGAGTTTTCATATTCTTCTACAGCACTTTTAATGAATGCAGAGAGGATAGCTGTATATTCCCAATCAATTTTGGCAATATATAATTGGTCGATGTAGGTTTTTTGTAAGTCTTTGGAAGGATGTATCTGAGCAACAGAGTCATCTCCAAACCACATAATAGTATTGATGTCTACTAAGTAACCATCAGCCAACCAACCACTATTCTTATCTTGGTAATAGAGGTCTGGTTTACTATTTTTAAAAGCTAGTTTAAAAGGTGAACTAGCTGGTAGAACTAATTGAATTTCTCGTTGGTTGATGAAGTTCTTTTTGTAGAATTTCAGTTTCATGGCTCTTTCCTTCGTTCAAAGGGTTAGTAATACAATATGTCACTGCCAGTAGTAACAGAGTCCATACAAGCAGTGCAGTCCAAATGAGTAGCTTCATAAGCTTAGTATCTGACTCTTCCTGTTTAGAAGATAGTGTTTTGATAGCTTCTACAAACAGAATAAGCAGAATAGTCAGAATAAGGGCAATAGCAATATACATAATCAACCTTCAGAAACAAAATCAAATGTCTTAATACCAATACGAGTTGCAAGGAATCGGTAGTAGCATAGAAAGTATGCAGTATACCATTCACCAACTGTACAAGCATCTAACAGAGCAGATGTCATTTCCCGAAAGTTATCAATTTCATTGTAGTTATCACCTGATAATCCCCATTTACCAGTTTTCTTCTTACGTTCAGAGATACTTCTCATCCAATTTTCTAGATTGGTTCTGAATGTTTCAAACTGTTCATTGAGTTCATCATCTACATCAAGAACATCATTGTCTCGTAGATGCTCAATCAGCATCTGAACCATGTAAGCCATAGCTGTAATACGGATAAAACCATCAGGTTTATTTTCTTTAAATACATCTTTCAATGTATCAAAATACAGTAAGAATTTAACTTTATCTTCTTCTGTAAATGTATTATTAGACTTCATAAGTGTTCTAATACTTACGGTAGTCCATGTGAAGTAGCTACTTCCAATCGTAGGTGGAAGAATATTCTTCTTCACAAAATCTTTTTGTTGATTGATATAGCTGATAGTAGCTGGTATACCCATTTGCTTCTTAAGCTCATGGATTTTCTTATCAATCTTCTTGATTACCTTGTCCATCGGTATCCTCTGTAATCTTTTCAATGGTGCATTTCCAATTACCCATAGAAGAGTCGTTATAGGTAACACCTTCTAATTTCAGGACAGCATTATCTGCACCATATTTATTTAGTACACCTACCATTAAGATAAGCATACTTTGAATACTCAAAGCATCATCACCAGTAGACAAGTCTATTGCTAATTTTTTAACAGCCCTACCCAGAGCTTCATCAGACCATTCAAGGTATGTAGAAGTATCTTTTTCCTCTTGGGTCAAAATCAATTCAGCCATAATAGTTTCCTTAAATACGTTGTAAGAATTTAGTTGCTTCGTCATAGGAAGTGAATGTCATGATTGGTTCAAACTCTTTAAGAGCTGCTTGTGAGGCAAATCCAGCAGAGTCTACTAAATCATGACAATAACCTACTTCCCAGACAATGCCTTCGTTTGGGTCATCAATCTGTTTCATGTACTTACTAATGTACTTCTTGTTTTCAATAATCATGCGTTTTCCTCTGCGTTATCTAAAATAGCTTGAATATCCTCTACAGTAGCATCTGTAGCAAGAGTATGTCCTTCACTCCAATCAGGAATGAATAAATCCAAGTTACCATGTATCTTAACTGTATCATGAGCAATCAGAGGGTCTTCTTGCCATGAAGCTGCTTTACAGACTAGCTTGTTCAGATAATGAATAGTTTCTGCATTCTCTCTTACTAAGTAATAACAGGCATCATGAATTTGAGCTACTGGAAGAATATCTAAAGACTTCCTGTCTTTATCTACTTGTTCCATTACTTCTCTCATGGCTCTGTTATTCAACATACACCATGATTGTCCTAATGCATTACCAGCAGTTCTTTCCTCTGCTGCTACCATATTAGACTTGGATTTGAGCCAATTCTGAAGCAATGGTGTTCTGAGTTTCAAACCAAAGGCGCAAGTAACATAACCTGTTTTCTTGGCTTCTTCCATATGAGCTTCTTTCCACTTATCAGATACTTCGTAGAGTTTGTGATAGTTAATTTCCACTTGTCTAGCCAAGTCTTCTGAGAAACCGCAGTTACTCATTAGAGTTTTGTATGTACCGCCATAAGTAAGGGCAAATGAAGCAGGCTTACTATCCTGTCTTAATGGTTTATATTTAGTTTGGATACTGTTAATGACTTCTACACGTTCTTCAGGTGTTGTAGCTTTTTCATGAGCTTCAACAATATCAGGCATTTTACTTTTGAAATAAGCATATGCTCGGAATGAGTGGCTATCGTAGCCCTCTTCGTAAATACGCAGTTTGTTAGGGTCTTTAGTTGTTACTGCTGAGATAACATCTTCGAGACTAGCAAAGTCAATACCACAAAATACCCAACCTTTAGGTGCTTTAAAGCACTTCTTTACTGGTTTAGCAAATCTAGAGCCAGTTGCAGGCAGGTTTTGCATATTTGGGTCTGAAGAACTTAAACGACCACTAACAGTACCACATAGGTTAAATGAGCCAGACAGATGTCCTTGTTGAGCAGATTTAAATGCCGGAATAAAAGCAGATAGAATCTTTTGTACGTCAGCTAATGCAGATACTTTTTTCAAGATGTCCTTATAGTCATCTCTTGTTGTATGGTTCAAAAGTTTAGCAATGACTTTCTTACCAGTAGCAGGTTGTTTGCTATCTGTATATTCAAGAATAGGTAAATCCATAATCTCATAGAACAGAACAGCTAACTGCTTACTAGAACCAAAGTTAAAAGGTTCTAAGCAATCATTTGCATCTACTTTTTTTACCTTTAATTTGAGGTTTCTTGCTTTGGCTCTATTAATGGCTAACAGCTTTTCAGCTTCTCTAACGATAGGACTGTTACGAAGCTCTTCTTCAAGCTCTTTACCTTCTTTTTCAAGGTTATCAGCTAAAGCATGGACAGATGGTAAATCAATAGGAAGCCCATTCAACTGCATACGAATACAGTCTTTCTGAAATTCCTTAAACAAGTTATAGATTTCTACTTGTTCATCTTGAACCATTTTAGGATAGTATGTGTCATACACATACCATGTGGATAGACAGTCAATGAGGTTATATCGAAGTAATTCATTAACTGGTTGTTTGGTTACATCTGTAACGTCAATAGCCCATTTACCTGCAAATGGTTGAGCTAAATCTTTCAGAGACAGATTGTTACCTGCACAAGAATTAGTAGCAAAATAAGCAATAAACAAAGTATCTTCATAATTGCTTAATAAGGTAGACAGACCTTGTAAATGAGCTGCTGTCTTACCAAATGAACCATAGAGTTCAAGAATAAGCATTGTGAAGTCAAAGTTACTCTTATGAGCAATTAACTTACCTGTATAGGTGTCAAAGAAATTCTTAAGCAATGGTTTAACATCATCATTCACAAGGAATGAAGCACCATTATGTTTATCCCAAGCAAAACCAATAGAATAGAGTTTATCTTTACCAAACTGTAAGCCAGTGGTTTCAATATCTACTGTTAATGCTGGTTTAGTTTTTAGAAGTTTAAATACGTCTTTAATACCATCCAGAGTGTCAGGATACAGAGCAGAGTGAACGATGTCTGAACCAACTGCTGAATAAGTGCCATTAGTATGATTGGAAATAGTCTCAAAAACTCTGTCGATAGCTTCACTCCATTTTGATGGATTAAAGCTATATGCTTGGATAGAAGGAAGGTAGGAAGCTTGGGAAGATTGACCATAAGGGAATAGCTCTCCAATAGAATTGGCTGCTCTCTTTTGATTGGTTAGTACTTTAAAGAAATCTGCATCTGTGCAGAGAATATAGTCATACTGTTCAAGATTAAGAGATGCCAAGAACTCTCGTTTTTCTGCTGCATTTAATTTACCTGCATTTAGACTTGTAGCAGTAAAACTGATATGGCTCAAGTTATATTTTTTAACTCTTGAGCCATACAGAAATTGAAAGCTTTGGCTATCAAGTAATCCTGTATAGAGGATTACTGCTTTCATATTACAGTCCTTGCGAGTGACGGAAAGATTCCCAGCCAGAGAAGTTGGCATATCGTGTATGAGGCATTTGTCCACGAGCAGGATGCTCAAATGGACTTAAATGCTGAGCTTCCCATAGACGGTCAGCTAATTCCAAATCTTTCTCAATTACTGGATTAGATTGGTCATGGTTCTTGTAACTTACACGAGCACATCGTGCAGCAGAGATACGTTGAAGTACCTCAATAGCCTTATTACCGTATTCTTGTGTAATTTGTACACGCTCTTCAGCAGTTACATATGGAATATGTAAGATAGTCTGTTCAGGTGTAGATTCATCAATAGCTTTCTTCATTTGCTTAGCCAATTCATGAATTTCAGGTTGAGCATCTGAAGCTAAACGAAGTTTGAAGAAGTTATCCCAATCAGTTGCTGTAACCACTACATCAATTAATTGGAATGGCTCAAGAATACGGTTAACCACTTGTTTGTGGATACCTAACTGAGCCAACTGAGTAGCTACTTTTACAGCTTCATCTCTGGCTTTTAACCAGAGTTTCATTGCACAATCTTGAATAGCTTCATCAGCTTCTTTCTCTGCAACCATACCTGCTTGGTTCAAACCAAAGTGGATAGGATGAGCAGGTTCTTGCATTACTTGGTCAATAGTCTTTTGAATAGGCACTGCACGAGAGGATGAAGCAGAGCGTGAGAATACACGGTGAGTCATTACTTCACTATGGATGAAGCGAGGATAGCGTAATTGAAGGGTAATTAGACGTTTACCAGACCATTCGCTGTCTGCAATAATTTTAGCTGTAATCATGAGTTTTCTCTGTGTTGTTGGACATAAAGTAATAATTGTAACAAATTTTGTCTGAGTTCATTGGATTTAAATATTGTATTTAAGTATCCAATGGGTAATGGCAGTTCAGTTTTGAGGTATGCTTTCAAGAAATCACTTAGAGCCATTATAGTGGCTGAAGGAATATCTCTATGAAAAGCCTTCAAAAAGAATAATAATTCAACCTGTTCCCATTCATACTTGGTAAAACCAACATCCTTAATATGAGGATTCAGGGTATCCATAATTTCTAATTGAAACTTAGTTGCCTTTTCGGTATTCATTGTAGGTCTCTTCATAAATATCCAGAATATCTTCATTAGTTAATACATTAACCATAATTTTTGCATAGATGAGAGAGTCTGCTAATCGTCTAATACTACTACATTTAAAAATATTTTCTTCATATATACTAGTAATGAACTTTAATTCATTTCTTAGTGTTTTATAAGTTGGAAAGTAGGGTGAGATAGCAGTCTTCGTGTCTAAACAAGTTAGAAAGTACCATCCGTCATTATGGGTATACCCAACAATTTCATAATCTTTCCATAGCTTTTTCATTGCTTCTCTTGGGTCAGCTACTTCTAGTATCATTGCAGTAGTAGCTTCTTTTACAATATCTTTAGCTAAACTTCTTACTGGTTCACGAAATGACGGTTTTTGACAATATATTTGAAGAGTTTTTTCAATTTCTTTGTAAGCAAAGCCGTTAGGAAAGTTATCTTTATTTTCAAATAAAGAGAATATTTTAATTAGTCTGTCAGGTATAGTGTTTTCTTCATAGCCATGTTTAGAAACAAGACGATTTTTAAACCATAGCCATCTAAGATTATCGAACATGATTTCCTCCAAACAACTGGAAAGGATTCTTTTCCATCAGAAATAAATCTTCAAGGAACTTGATAGACTCTCTTGCATATGGCAATGAGGTCAACAATAACAGAGTAAAACCAAACATGAACTCTGAAGTACCGTTTGTTTTTTGAGATAATGTACGAAACATATAATGATGTTCTATAGAATCATCAATCATTTTATCTAACTGAGAAGCAATGGTCATATTGGTGATACCGCCAATTTTGACACTCCTACTTACAATATTGGTTAATTTTGCATAGGCTTCATATCTAAATTCGTGATAACCAGCTCCTGTTGTACTGTAAACTAATTGAGGAAAGTGTTTAGCTAATTCATCTTCAGTAGGTACTGGTGTTTCCAATAGGTCATCTACAATCTGACTATTCTCAATAAATTGAACCAGTTTATCAAAGTCTTCTTTGAATGTCTTTGTTGTTATATAAGTGATAATGCAACGAATAATGCAAATTGCCAGATTCTGCCTTGTAGTTAAAGGTGCTCTGTTAAATTTGTTAGCAAGGTTTTCAGCAGTATATTTTATTCTGTAATTAAACTGGCTTGTCCTATTTTTTAAGAATTTATCGTGTTCAGATGTCATTATTTGAACCTTCCAAGATACAGTTTTAAAGCTTTATCAAATCTAGGTCTAAGTGCTTCTAGATTATTTAGTAGTTCTTCTACTTTAATCATTACACCAGTTAAGCTAAGAAAAGAAGCTTGAGGTGAAACGATTGTTTGCATTCCTCTGATTGTCCATAGAGCCATATCAGGCTTATCAGTAATAGCTGCAAAGAAATCCAGTACAGCTTCAATACTCTTAGCAGAGTAAATAGGAAATCCTCTGTATGCATTATTGACTATGTACATTGCGTAAGAATAACCACGAATGTCGTTGTTTAAATGTTTGTTATTAGCGTATTTGGTTTGAATGAGATGTTCAGTGGTAACTTCTGCTACAACATCACCTAAAGGAGTCGAATCAAGCATAGCATGAACATCTATGTCTTCTCTGACGGTGTGAATTAATTTTTGAAATTCAGTGGCAAATGCACTGTTAAGAAGATAGCGTAAAGCTAGAATATAGAAAGTATGAATATGAAGCTTGGGTTCATCAGGTAGGATACCATTTGGATATATTTTCTTAAAAGCTTCAGTAAGCATATACAGAAGTTCATTTGAAATATTAGAAGCATCCTCACCTGTAAGCTCTGCATTGTCTTCTAAAGCAGTATCTAGTCGATAAATAGCTTCAGCAGCAGAATAGAGTTTCTTCTTACCTCTTAGGTTAAATAAATTATCCATCTAATACTCCTAATGCTTCTTTATCATTATAGCTACTGATAGCCGTAATGAGTTTATCTGTTAATTCTGGGTTAGACATAACTACACAAAGAAACGCTACTATCTTTGCATGGCTAAAAGAGTCTATTCTGGATGATGTTGTATCTACACTAAGCAGATATAGCAGCTGTTCATAATTCTCATCACTGTCGTTCTTTATCTTATTAACAATAGAATAAGAATTAGATTCAGCTACTTTATCCAAATATTCTTTTAGTAAATACTTACTCATAGCAAAGCCACTACAGAATAATTTTTAATTACGTCTTCTTTCCACTCTTGTAATTGAGGACGATACCCAAATATATCTTGAGGTGGGAAGGGTTCATAAAACTCTTCCCATCCTTCTTCGTACAGTAGTTTAGCCATTACACTACATACATCAGATTCAGTACTAGCCATATGTTGCATATTGAGCTTGTATTGAGTCATAAAAGCTTTCTTTCGCATTTTCACGCTTAGCTCATAATCCTCTGAAAATCTGTTTTGTAGCTTATCGCCAAACTCTACGAATATCATTTTAATTCCTCATTCACATGAATAAGCTTACCGAAGTTCACTTCGGCATTTGGATTGTCAATACATACCCAAATTGTAGGTACACTGCATTTCTTAATGCGGTCACACCAAAGGTCTGAGAACACTACAATGAAGTCTGGCTTAGCTTTCTCTACCCAGTCAAATACAGGTTCAAGTGCTGTACCACCACCCATTTTTAAGTTCATTTTCTCGAACTGAGATTCATTAGTGAACTCTTTGGTTTCTACGATTTTGGTGTTAAACGTCATCATAGTTAGTTTGTCTGGTGAACAGTTAACAAACATCTTCTTAATCTCACGAAGGAAGTGTTCAGCTTGTTCTTCAGATACAGAGCCAGATACGTCAAATGCGACCATGATATGTTCAAGTTTATTTACATCCTCATTAGATGGGAAGTAATAACCTTGATTAACCATACGGCGTTCAAATTTGTGATAGCTTGGGTCTCCACGAGAGAGTTCAGTTGCATAGGAATGCAATAATTCTTCCCAAGACAAGCTACCATCTTGAAGGGCATTCAATACAGTCTGCAATGTTTCAAATGCTTGACCTGCATCTTTACCTGTTACAGCTTTTAAGGCTGCTGAGCTATTGATAATAGCTTCTTGAAGCTGAGGTGATGGTGAGCTATCAGAGAAGTTCATATCGTTGCTTAGGCTGTTCTGACCACCGTTATTACCTTGGTTCTGGTTTTGACCATTACCTTTACCTTGACCATTACCATTGCCATTACCATTGTTTTGCTTCTGGTTCTTGTTCTGCTCAAGGACATTGTAAATGGCTTCCATTGCCATAGAACCATACTCACTAGATGCTTCTACGTCAGGTGGAAGGACATAACCAGATTGTTCAATCATCTGGTTTACGACTTCATCACAAGCACGGTTGTACAGTTCTTCATCACGTCCACCTTTACGGTATGGGTGAAGCAGTGCAGCATGGTAAACCAAATGAACCAATGCACCTGCTGCTTCTTCTTTGGACAGTTCTACAAACCATTTTTCATTCAGTTTGATTTCCATCTTATTCACATCCAACAAGTTCTGGTCAGATGGAATGATATTGAAAGAATAAAGCATGGTAATGATGAATGTACTCATCTTAGAGCGAATGTCATCACTCTTTTTAGGCGGTTGAAGCAGCATACGCTTAGCGTCTGCTAATTTTTCATTGAATTCGGTTTTCATTTAGTAACTCCTGTACAGCAACATACTGTTCATAGTCTTTGATGGAATCTGCAATATCGTCAAATACTGCTAGATTATAGATAGCTTTAGCCAGTACTTCTGGATTAGCTTCTTCCAGTAACCAGTCACGGTATTCATCTGGTACTTCAAAGGTTGCTTCATCTGCTGTATGAGATGGATAAACCAAGATAGAACCATCAGGTTTACTGGGGAAGAATCTTCTGACTAAAGCATTCATAATCATGGTGTCATTGGTGAAGGGAATGTAATAACTTACAATCTCTTCACCCCATAGATTCTCTGCATAATATTTTTCCGTATTAATTTCTGTTGGTTCAACAGTACGGACTTTATCCAGATAATTCATGATAGATTACTTCTTGTTACGGCGAACGATACCTACCAAGTCTTTTTTCAACAGTTCATTGTTGCCAATGTACGGTGCTTGAGAGCGAATCATACGGTAGATAACGACACGCAAGTCGTCTTCTTCAATACGTTTCACATACTCAATTACGGCATCTTGGTCTTTCTCTTCGATATGTTCACCGAGGTAAGCACCCAATGCCCACTTAGCAGCAATCTGTTCAGGTACAGGTGCTGTTGCTGGTTTGGCAATGATGTCTTTGTAGTCTGGCAGTTGACCATAGGTTGCATAGAAGCTACAGAAGTCTGTTGCTGCTGCTTCACCTACAATACCTGCAATGGCTGGCATATAGATTTCATAATCCAAATCCAGCAAACCTGCTTTCAGTTCTTTAGAAAGCATTTCCAGAGTACGCGGACAGGCATAGGTTGTTACTTCTTTTGCTGGGTCGAAGTTGTTGATGTATTTAGGCATGAAGTTGATGAAACCATATACCAGTGGATGCCAGTTACCTTTTTCAACTTCTTTGGCAACGTATTGGGTGAATACTTTGTAATCTGCTTCCATTTCAACATGAGTGATACGGGATTGAATGGCAGTATTCATTTTAGTGACCAATGCACCGTCAGTAGAGCGGTTAGAAGCCATCAGAATACGAACATTTTCATGCAGGTCATGTTCACCAATTTGACGGTCTAACAGCAGTTTGTAGGCAGCAGCTTGGGTGAATTTGTCGGCAGACATAAATTCGTCAAGGAAAATCAACCAACCTTCATAGCCTTCAGGGATTTTAGAACCTTTCAATGGGAACAGATTCATTGGTGCATAGTATGATTTGCCTTCTTCAATAGCTGGCAAACCGTTCAGGTCATATTGACTTACTTGGGTCAGACGGATGTCAATCAGTTTCAGCTTCAGTTCTTCGGCAATCTGTTTGATGATGGCTGATTTACCTACACCTGGTTGTGAAGTAACCAAGCAAGGGATATTTGCTTTAACAGAGTTCATCAAACGTTTTTTAGTTTGTTCTTGGTTCAATACATAGTTGATTTTTTTCATTTTGAATTTCCTTTAAGGTAACGATGGATAAAATTAAAAGGCTAATGATTTCTCACTAGCCTTCAAAGGGGATTTATTAAGGTTATTGGTATTTGGCTGCAAACTCTGTGTAACCACCTACCAGTACGTCATCTACAAAGATTTGAGGTACTGTATTTACCTCTTTACCACAAATCTCAGAGAGTTTCTCTTTGGTGATACCTTCAGCAACGATGTTGATGTATTCGTATTCACCGAAGGAGGCAGCTAAAGCTTTAGCTTTCTCGCAGTACGGACAGGATGGTTTACCGTAGATTTTGATTTTCATGGTTAAGCTACCTGTTCAAAGTCGCCTTTAGAAAGCAGAAGACAAAAATCTTCAGCATCAACGATGTCGGATTCTACACGGTCTTCAAAGCGTTCTTTGTAGCATACTTTACCGCCTGATACAGTAACGATTTTAATGCTACGACCTTTAGGGTTAGTAAACTCTGCACCATCTTTAATATGAAGACAGGTGATACCGGATTCTTCTTTGTCTTCAGATGGTTCTTCGTCTTTAGTGTCATACAGCTCATGGTGATGAGCCATTACTTTGCCCAGCTCATTAGCCAAGTGGAAGTAACGGTTAGTTGAACCATTCTTCTTGTCTTCACCTTCTTCTACAGCTTTACGGCAAGCTGTAAAGACTTCTTCTGGAATGTCTTCCAGTTCACGCATGATGTCATGCAATGCTTTGATTTTAGCTGATACAAACAAACCAGCTAATACTTTGTCGAGTGCACCTTCTTCTTGGCTTACACGTTTCAACAAATCTTTCAGTGTTACTTTCATTTTGATACTCCTAAAAATTGATAAAGGGATTGGATGGATTCAGTACATTTACAGTAAGAACCATCATCATTGTACAGCATAAAGGTAACAGTATTACCCTCAATGCTGTCAATTCGGACTAAAGCTTTGTCTAAGCAATAGTATTCATTTGGTTTCATTTTAGATACCTATTTCATTGGTGATACCCAAAGGGGAAGATTAGGACTCTAACAGTTTATAGGCTTCATAATCATCAATAATTTTGTGTACCCAATCAGGTACTTTCTCTGCTCGAACCAGATTATTGAAGTAATGTAAAGCTTGTACGATGCGAAATGGAATATCAGACATCTGAGAGCCAGTCATAGGTATAAGGTCATTAGAGTCTATATTAGAATTACTAGAGGAAAGTGTATTTGTTATGAATACTGGTTCAGTCTTGGTTTTATGGATAATCCAATCTTGTTGAATATGGTTATAAACCAATGCAGGAACTTCTTTGATAAAGTGGTCAGGCTGATACTTTCTAGTAATAGACTCAAAGATATTCATTAGTTCTTCAAAGACACTAAGTATGTCTTCTTTATTTGCATACCATTCTAATAATCCTATACTTTTATTACCTACTGGACTAGCGGCGTATTTAGAATTGAAATATTTAACATTAACACTATCTACTTCCCAATATACAATTAGTTCTGCATCTGGAAAGAGTGATTCTATATACTCATCTGTAATTTTATCGTTAGAGTAATAGGTCACTTCTACACTTCGTATGAAATCACCATAAATGTCTCGATTAGATACTACATAGAAATTAATAGGATGCTCATACATAAGAGGTAAGTTATTAATGATTTTGATTAAATCAACACTCATGGTTAACCCTCCAACATATTTAAAGCTCTATAACCCTCAAGTTCTTCAGTTAGCCATTTAGGAAGTTTACTATCAGTTTGAAGAATAATAAAAGCATGGACAAGAGTAGTAGCGTATTTCACTGTTTGCATAATCAAAGGGTCTAATGAATCCATATCAACTACATCCTTTTCTGTAACTTTATGGAACTCTTCAGGTGACAGTACGATTCTGATACCTTTATATTCATATAGACCACGAGGTATTTTCTGAATCAGTAGATTGTATTCAGTTAAAATGTCCATAATTAATCTAAGTGTAGATTGTTTAAGGAAGTGACGTGGTACATTACTCTTAGATACATTCACGTAATCTACATTAATAACAGTGTGTAGACCGATAGGACTATGCATAGAACCAGCAGCAGAAATAATTAATTTAGCATTAAGTAAACCAGTCGTAATTAAGAAATTAGTAGTAAAAACAATGCTGTGGTCTTTATCATGAAAGTTAACTGTATACCTTTTAAGTGAAACATAAGTTTTTGACATATTAGTTATCCCTCTAGTATTTTAGCTGCTCTGTAATCATCTACAAGAGCCAAGCATTCATCAGTAAACTTTCCGAGGAATTTGTATTGAAGCATTCCCTCTACAATGATTGCTGCTTTTTCTAATTGTTCTCTGATAACAGCTTTACGTTCTTCAGAATAATATAAATCATCAATATCCTGAAAGCTACTTTTTCCAACATAGGAAAAATCTTCAGTAGCTATTTGAACTTGTCCTACAGTGTAAATACCACATGGAATGTCTTTAATATTGTAGGCAAAGATAGTCTGACAATCATTTATGATGTCAAATACTTGTTTATACTTTTCAAGTTCAAGTGAATTAAAGCTACTCTCTTCTGGTACAACATAAATAAAAACATCAAGTGGTTTGTAAAGAGTTAGAAATATGCTTCTTGCTAAGCAGACTCTTAAATTAGATAAATTGAAAGGAAATCTTATCTTTGCCTTAAACTTACTTATCCAATTTTTTGTACTAATAGTGTACATTGCAAATATTGGTTCATTCTTCATAATTAACCTTTCAGCATCTGTAGAGCTTGATACTTTTCAATAAGCTTTAAACACTTATCAGTGAACTTACCTGATGTGATGTATTGATACATACCTTCTACAATAACAGCAGCTTTCTCAAGATTCTGTCTACCTTCTTGTATAGGGTGTGTACTGTAATCCATAGGGGTAAGCTTATCAACATAGCGAAGAAATGGTTGTGTGTTAATCCAAATATGACCTACTTTGTAAATACGTTCAGGATTGAAATATTTAGTAAACGTCTCTCTCAGTAGCTCATTGAAGTACTGCTGACAAACAGCAATCTTGTCGTATTCATCTTCAAACTTACCTTCTTCAAGAAGACTGAATTCTCTATGGTTTATAAATACACTCTTGTCTTCTGGTTTAAAGATTGTCAATAAAACACTCTCTGCAAGTGTTACATTAGGAAACTGATTAGTAATAGGAACATCAATACTTCCGCAGTATCTATTTCTACTATCTACCAATGTAACATGAGCAATCTCAAACCGATAATTAGAAACTGACATAATTAACCCTTTAGTAATTCCATTGCATCGTAATCATCAATAATCTTTTCAATATAAGCAGGTAGTTCTTCACCTTGGTTCAAGAGAACCATTGCTTTAACCATTAAACCAGCTTTCAGTATTTCTTGAATATCAATAGCTTCTTTCTCATGTTTTCCTAGAGAGAATAGTCCTCTTAAAATAACATCATCCATTTGGTATTTACCAAAAGGAATTTTGACATGAATATCATCGAATATTTTTTGTATGGTTTTAAGCTTCTGTTCAATGGGTTTATACTTGATGAATTGCTCTTCAGTCAGATTATCTGGATATCTGATAGCATTTAAGTATACATCTGCACCGTACATGGTGTGAGACACACTCTCTAGGATTGGTACATCACTCAATCGAATATAACCAGGTCTAGACTCTTCTGTATTTACATACCAGATAATAGGTTTCTCATCTATTGAAGTACTACCACAAGCATAAGTCTTAACTAACATATATTATCCTTCTAATGAAAGGAAGTATCTTTGGAAGTTTATCTTCTAACCAATCAGGACAGTCTTCAGAGTATTTAGATTCATGATAAATATCATGGTTCATCTTAATTGTACCTAAAGCACTACCCATCAAATCAAACTTAGATAAACCACTATCAAATACTAAATAAGTATCTGCACGTTTTGGAAGAACATACTCAACTCTAACTACATTAGCCATTAAATGCCTAATCATATCTACCCTTCCAATATCTCTAGAGCCATTTCCTTAGCAATATACTCTTCTAGCTCTTCTGGTACTTTCTGAGTGTACTGAATCTCAGTAAACCATTTAACCAATAGAAAAGCATCTATAGGAGGATATGTGTATTCAGTTTTAATTGGATTAATCTGCAATCTCAGCACAATACCTAAATCTTCTCTAAAATAGATACCTTTCTTACATTTGGTAGTAATCCTATCAAATTTATTTTGAATAAAAGAAAGATAGTAAATCAGTTCTTCTCTGAAGACAGAAGGAATAGTATTCCAATCTTCAATCGTATCTGTCATACAAAAATCTCTCAGATTTCTAGCTCTGGTTTTAGCATAGCTATAAGAAATATCACCAGATAAACCAGAATCATCAATGACAGCTTTATAATCTTTACCGTCAACACATGGTATTCGTATACTACAAAAATGGTCAGGAAATTTCTGTTTTAACCAATTCAAAATCATGATTAACTCTCCAGTATCTCTAAAGCATTCTGCTTCTCAATGAAATCTAAGATATGAGCAGGAATCTTGTCATTAAATCCAATATTCTGAAGCTCAGTAAAGTACTTAACGATTGTAAAAGCATTTTCATCAATTTCATCCACATGGTTAACCTTTACAGTAGGAGTACCTAATGGTGAGTATGCTCTATACATATAAAAATTAGATACAACAATACCCTCTTCATTCACTGCTCTAATATCTCTATACTTTGCCATGATTTTAAAGAACATTTCTTGTAAATCACCTAGTGTCTTTCTGTATTTCAGATTTCTATTTAAAGTCTTAAACTTATGACGTGTTACACTATCTACATTATACAAAGTATGTTTATATTCATAAGTCTTTATCAAAGTAGAAGAGGTGAATAAATCTTCATGCAAATCTTTAGGTAATGGTTCTTCTTTAGTTTTAAGAGTCCAATACCAACTGTCAGCTACATCAGATAACCAACAGTAATTAGACATAAAACAATAATCTATTTCTGGCTCACTTCTATCTATTCGTTTAAATTTACGAATACGAAGTTCATTGTAGAATTGATTATTTTTCATAATTATCCTTTCAACATCTCTTCAGCTTGTACTTTGTCGTAATAATCCAAGAAACCATCTGGTAATTCCATAGTCTCTTGTATGTAAGAGAATACTTCTACTAAATACTCAATTTCTCCACCATCTGTACTATCGAAGTATTTACTTTGTACAAAGGTGATGTATTTACCAATTTCTTTTAGCTTCTTAACATCATATGGCATTAGAGGAAGTTGTTCTATTTCCTCTACCTCTGCATTGTATATATCTAAACAATAGTTATTTAATAAACTATTGTAAGGAGCATGGACATCAACAATAGCAATACATACTGGCATTTCAACATCATTTTTACAAAGAAACTTCCAGTATGATTCATACTCATACTCTAATTCAGGCATTTCCATATCTATTATCCTTCTAACAATTCACTAGCCAGTACTTCCTCAATATACTTAATTAGATACTTAGGAACTTTCTTGTACTTTTGAATATGTTTAAATGCTCTCATTAGTAGAAATAGTTCTTTAGGTACACTTACTATAATTGATTCACTATTTTTACTATTAAGAGCTACTCTTATCCAAATATTAGACTGACCGTCATAATACAAACCTTTAGGTATTTTATGAGTTAGTACGGCAAATCTAGCTTGAATAAATGAAATATAAGGAAGAATATCCTTATATGTATCAAGTTCAGTAAGGTTTAAATATTGATTTCTGTAATCATAGTCAGTTTTACCTGTAACCGTAAGCAAGTAACTCTCATATAAATCATGTAATGGATTTGTATCATCACATAATATTTGCTTATATGTTTTATTTTTATGTTCAAGTTTATATACATTAGACCATTTATATGAACAATGACTGTAGAGTCTTCTTAAATACTCTTCCATACTAACCTCTCAACATTCTTTCAGCTTCTTCCTCATCCATCATTCTCTTAATGGATTCAGGAATCTCATGGTTCTTATTAATAAAAATAAAGCCCTCGACTAAATCGAAGGCTTCATCTGGTGGTTCATTTAATGTCTCATACCCGTATACACTAACACCGTTAAGATAGTTAATAACAGCAGTACTAGAATCTTTCTTTCTAAATATACCACCTATCACATCAATAGTAAGTGCATAGAATTTAATTTGTATCCAAGTAATAGCTTCCCATAATTCATCATTAAGAAACTGTCTAGGTATATCTTCACTACCTATTGTGTAATAGTGTATGTCATTCTTAAGAGTAAGACCTACACTCCTAAGTAAGTCTTTATTTGTATGATAATTATTATAATAAATACCACTGCAATATCTAGGTTGTAACTTGGTCATGTTCATATACCTCCAAAGGGGTTTTATATCCCTCTAAGGTATACTCAAGTCTATCAGGTATATTAAACAACTCTTGTTCAGTTAATACTTTATAAACCTTATCACCATAGTCTTTAACTACCATATCCCAAGCACCTTGCTTAGTAGCAGTCTCTACTACCATCAATGTCTTACTACCTCTGAACTGAACATAGAACTTATTAAACATATTTATCTCAACCCAAGAAAAGAAAAAGGACAAAAAGAAAAGAAGTATTTATTTTTAGCTTTTTTCAGGGGTCTGTCAATACTCCAAAAGAACTAGACGGACTACTACTTTAGTACTAATCCTTTTTAACTAGTTCA